AGCGATAAAGCAAAATTTCTATCTAACGGATTAAACGCATGGCAGGGAAGTCCCAAAATCGAGATAATGAAAAAGTTCACGAGGACGCTAATAAACGGCGGGCAAGGCTTTTACAGCGTAGCAGGGAAGAAACCGAGGCCGCTAATGAGATAGGGCTACTTCCCCCTGTGGGTAATCCTGAATTACGGGAAGCCTGCCGGAAAGACCTGCTGAAGTTCCTGATTGAATATTTCCCGGAATCTACAGGGAAAGCTCCATTTTCTGCTGACCATATCCGGGTGATTAAGCGAATAGAATATTGCATACTTCACGGCGGTCGTTTTGTGAATGCGGTATTCAGGGGATTCGCTAAGACCACGATTGCAGAGAACGCTATTATTTGGGCGGCATTATACGGACACCGGCGATATATTGCGATGTTTGGATTCTCGCAGGATATGGCGGACGATTCGATTGACGCTATTAAAATGGAAGTAATCGAAAACGAGCTACTTCTTGCAGATTTTCCAGAGGCGATTGTACCATTTTTGAAACTTGAGAACGTATCACAGCGTTGCGCCAAGCAGACTTACGGCGGCGAGCTTACGCATATCGGATGGAAAGCCGGAGAGATGGTATTCCCGTGTATCACGATTGACGGGAAGCGGATAGAGTCATACGGTATTATTATAACCGGCAAGGGATTAAAGCAAGCCGTGCGTGGACTGAAACGCAAGAACGCCAATGGCGAGAACGTCCGGCCTGACCTTGCTGTGATTGATGACCCTCAGGATGAGGAAGTCGCAGCGTCTGTCGAGCGGCGGCGGAAACTTATCAACCGTATCAAGTCATCGATTCTTAAAGGCGCAGGACATAAAAAAGCGATTGCGGTTTGCATGAATGCTACGGTGATTGAAGCCGATGACGTTGTAGAGCATTTCTTGTCGGCGAAAGAACCAAGCTGGCAGGGCGAGCGGATACCGATTATCAAGAAGTTTGCAGATGCTCATGATGACTTCTGGCTGTCGAAATATGCCGATGTGCGAAAAGCCTATGACCCCGACGACCCAGCTTCACGGCATGCGGCGATTGTTGAGTCGAATGAATTATATCAGTCAAACCGGGCTTTTGCTGATGCCGGGGCGGAGGTAACTTGGGAATATTGCTATGATGAAGAATGCGAAATATCTGCAATTCAGCACGCCTATAATGCGTTGATCGACGACGGCGAGGAAACGTTCTGGCCTGAATATCAGCAACAGCCGTTTGTATCCGATGAGGAAAACTGTCGGGTGAACGCCGGGGAAGTTGCAAGGCGTTTCACCGGAATTAAGCGGGGTATTGTACCGAATACATGCAACATGCTTACCGCGTATTGCGACGTTCACGATGAGATTTTGTTTTGGATGGTTTGCGGGTGGGATTCAAATTTTGGCGGGCAGGTTGTTGAATACGGTACATGGCCTGACCAGAGACGGCAGTATTTCACGCAAAGCAAGCCCCCAGTGCCCTTATCATCTAAATATCAGGGCGATACTGACAGCGTTATCATGCAGGGCGTAGAGGCCATTATAAACGAGATTATGCGGAAAGTTTACTATTCCGAGGGCGGCGGTAAACATCAAGTGACGAAGATGTTTATTGACCGAGGGTATAAGCACACGGCTGTCGAGAACGCCATAAAACGGTCTAAAAACAACGCTGTCATGCCAAGCTGGGGTATGCCAATGACAGCCACGTCAAAGCCGTACAGCGAATATAAGCCTGCGGCGGGGCAGATTATCGGGCATAATTGGCGAGTTCCCCCGGCGAAAGCTACAACCGGCCTGCGGTATATTGAGATTGATACAAACCGATGGAAAAGTTTTGTATACCCCCGTTTAACTTGCGGCATTGGGTCTATTGGCTCAATAGCTTTGTACGGCAATTCGCCGGATGAACACGGACTATTAAGCGAACACTTGGCGGCGGAATCATTCACCAGAGTTGAAGCTAAAGGCCGGGTAGTAGATGTCTGGTCTAATCCTCCGCACCGTGATAACCACTGGTTCGACTGCCTGGTCGGGTGTGCTGTGGCGGCGAGCAATTCCGGCCTTGCTATTGACGCACAGCGAAAGTTTAAGCAGAAAAAGGTTAAGAAAAAATGGTCGATTCCAGAACATTTGAAAATATGAAAGGACGTACCATGATGGAAACCGGTATTGATTGCCCCAATTGCGGGCATAATGAGAGCAATGTTTACAAGACAAAAAACTACTTTCATAAAATAATTCGTTATCGAAAATGTAGCGTTTGTGGTAAAAACTTTCACACCGAAGAAACCAGAAAAAGAAAAAATACCATATCTGGTATTGATTTAAAAACTTGACAAAATTGTACTTGTATTTTATATCGCTTATATTACATTTGATGATATGAGCGATGAAGCAGAAATAATTTTAACAAATTCTACTGCACCCAAAAAGGTGTCTGGCGATAGTGGCTCGGCGGAGCAGCATAGTATCCCTGACCAAATAGCCGCCGCAAATTTCGCAAACCCTAAACTAAAGACGCGAGCAAACGGGATAGGGATTCGCCGAGTCACACTTGTTACACCGGGGGCGGTATAAATGTGGTGGTTTGGAAAGAGCAAACCTAAAAGCACCGGCAATAGCCAAGTGCAAAAGGTTGCTATTCGTGCTTTTTATGACGCAGAGAAAACCACGTCTGAGAATAAAAACCATTGGCAATATGTCAATTCTTTAACCGCCGATGAAGTCAATTCGTCTGGTGTCCGTCAAACTCTCCGCAATCGCTCCCGCTATGAACGTGAAAACAATACTTATGCCAAAGGTCTGGCTAAAACCCTGGCAAATTATACGATAGGCACAGGACCGCGTTTACAGTTGCTTTGGGATGATGCCGACCTTGCGGATGCCGTTGAAAAAAGATTTATGCAATGGGCGAAAACGGTTAAACTCTCACAAAAATTGATTACGCTGAAGATGGCAAAGGCTACGGATGGCGAGGCTTTCTGCCAGATAATTACCAATAAGCGTATCAAAGATATGGTAAAACTGGACATTATCCCGATTGAATGCGATTGGGTTAATGGTGCGAACTACGGATTCCTTTCTGATGATAATGTTGACGGCGTAAAAATTGACGAATACGGAAACCCTGTAGCGTATCAGGTCGAGCAGTCTGATTCGCTTGGATTGAAATCAAGTATCTGGAAAACTGTTGATGCAAATTTTATGTGCCACTGGTTTAACGCTGACAGGCCGGGGCAGCATAGGGGCATCCCTGAATTTACGCCAGCTCTGCCGTTGTTTGCTTATCTGCGTAGATATACCCTTGCGACAATCGGCGCAGCAGAAATAGCAGCCGCTCAATCTTTGTATCTCGAAACCCCCGCGAATGATGTTGATGGTGATACAGAATCGGAAGCCGAAGCCGCTCCGTTTAGCGAAATTGCTCTGCAACGGAATACGCTCTCAATATTGCCGACAGGCACAAAGCCTTTTCAGCTTAAAGCAGAGCAGCCAGTAACGGCTTATAACGACTTTAAGCATGAGATTATCAATGAGATTGCCCGTTGCTTGAACGTGCCTTATAACGTCGCTGCTGGGAACTCTAGCTCTTATAACTATGCGTCAGGCCGTCTTGACCATCAAGATTTCTGGCTTAATATCGGCGTAGAGCGGGTATCTTGCGAAGAAAACATACTCGACAAGATTTTTTATGAGTGGTATAAAGAGGCGATACTCATATCAGATTATCTTCCGCGTGGAGCAGAAATGTATGACCCGGCAGACCATAAATATTTCTGGCCCGGCCCGGAGCATGTAGACCCGACGAAAGAAGCAAACGCAAACTCCACAGAATATGAGATGAAAAGCACCACGCTGGCGGAGATATACGGCAAAAAAGGACAGGATTGGCGTAAGCAAATGCAGCAGTATTACGCTGAAAAAGCTGAAATGTTAGCGATGGAAAAAGCATTGTCGGATAGGTTTGGAACTACTATTGACCCAAACCCAGGCAAGAAAATAATTGAGGACGAAAAAGATGAAGCTGAAAAACCAAGCAATGCCGAATGATATCGAATTGACGGCGGAAGCTGTGTTCGATTTTGAGGCTGCGGAGAAAAGTGAAACGAAACTCCCGCAGTTTCGTATGACTGCTTACACTGGTAACCAGATGGATGTTGGATTCGGCCTGCCGGTTGTTGTTGACCTTGACGGCCTAGACCTAACCGGTAAAGCCCGCCCTGTTTTGTTCAATCATGATAGAACTGCAAGCGTAGGTCATACGGCAAATATAACTAAGCTGAATGGGCAGCTTGAAGTCATGGGCATAATTAGCGGTACATCAGGAATTGCAAACCAGATTACAGCCGATGCTCGCAATGGTTTTCCGTGGCAGATTTCCATAGGCGCAAAAGTTAATCAACAGAAACTTGAAAAAGTTAAAGCTAATGAAAAAGTAAATGTAAACGGTAGAGAGTTTACTGGGCCTTTGTATGTTGCAAGGGCTTCGACTCTCAAAGAGATATCTTTCGTCTCGCTGGGCGCAGATGATGACACGTCTGCAACTCTGGCAGCGAAAATGCAGGAGCAAGAAATGAAACCTGAATTGAAATCATGGATTGAGGCGCAAGGCTTCGACACAGATTCGCTTTCGGAGGCGCAGATAGTATTCCTTACAGCGTCCTACGAAAAAGAACAGGAAGAAGTTAAAGCGCAAGCCGAAAAAGAGGCCGCAGAAAAGGCTGAATTGGAAGCAAAAAACAAGGAAACCGATGACCTTGTTGCAGCAGAAAAAGCCCGCATAGATTCAATCAATGCGATTGAAGCTTCGGAAAATTGTGATGTAGAAAAAATCGCTAGTATTAAGGCCGAAGCGATTAAAGAGTCATGGCCTGTCGTTCAGGCCGAGTTGGAGATATTGAGGGCGCAGCGGCCTGCCGCTCCCAAAGTTCATATAAAGGATAGTAAAATGGACAAGAAAATTTTGGAAGCCGCAGCTTGCAAGGCCGCAGGCTTGGACATCGAAGCAATGGAACGAAACGGCAAGCCTGTTTATGATGAACAGACGCTTGAGGGTGCTGATAATCTTACACGTGGCTCGTTTGGCTTTAAAGCCCTGATTGCTCACGCTTGCAAGATTGATGGCGTAGAAGTGCCTGATATTTCTGCCTCGCACGAAGCATGGCTGCAAGCCGCATGGTCGACGAATACGTTTAGCGTTCTGCTTAACAACACCATGAACAAGACCCTGATGGGTGCGTTCAACTCTAATCTGGGTGTGTGCAAGCGAGTATCTCGCAAGCTCGTAGCTAACGACTTCAAGACACAGACCGGCGTGCGTGTTTATGGCACTGGTACGGCTGAACGTGTAAACGACAACGGCGAAATTAAAAACGGCAACATGTCGGAAACAAGCTACACTTACAGCGTTGGCACAATTGGCGAGATGATAACGATAGGCCGCAAGGATATCGTGAATGATTCTCTTGGTGCGTTTATGCAAGTTCCTGAAAAGCTCGGACGCGATGCAGCGACAAAGCTGGAAAAAGATTTCTGGGCGCACGTAATCGCTAACAGCAACGGCCTCTTCAGCTCTGTCCACGGTAACCTTGTAGAAACCACAAGCTCCGTTCTGGGCGTTGCTGGCCTCGATAAAGCTGTGGAAACTTTCCAGACCCTGAAAGACGCAAACGCCAATTACATCGCAGTTCAGCCGTCGATTCTGCTTGTACCCCCGGCCCTGTCAAGCCTCGCCCGTCGTTTGATGAACCCGATGCCCCTGATTGCAACTGGCGTTACCAGCACATCGAAGACCGACGCAAGCGGAAACAATCACGCTGGAATGTTTGAAGTTGTTGTTGCGCCTTGGCTACAAGATTCCAGCAAGACCGCTTGGTATTTGATGGCTGACCCTGCGAATATCGCAGCGTTTGGTATTGCGTATCTCAATGGCCGCGAAACCCCGACTATTGAAGAGGCCGCTCTGCCGGGTAATGTTCTTGGTAAAGGCTGGAGAATGTATTTTGATTACGGTATCTGTGATATTGATTATCAGGGTGCTGTGAAAATGACTGGTGTAAACTAACTTTTTAAGTTACGAAAGGAAATATTACAATGAGTCACATAGTTAGAAATAAGCAGGATGGCTGGAATGGCGTAGTTGATTACTACTCTGCTTCAGCTTTGGCTGCCGGTCAGGTTGTCGTTCAGGGCACGCTGGTCGGTGTTACTACGACTGCAATAGCGGCTGGCGGCTATGGTTCGCTACAGATTGCAGGTGTTATGGAATTTCCCAAAGCCACCACAAGCGGTTCAGCGATTACGGCTGGGGCAAAAGTTTACTGGGATTCCACAAATGAAGTGGTTACGACCACATCTGACGGCAGTACATACGTAGGCAAGGCAATAGCCGCCGCAGGCGACGATGACGCAACCGTGCTTGTGAGCCTGGAGCAGTAATGACGGATATTCTCCGTTCTGGTGCGGCATGGCTGGAGGCTACGCGTAAAGCGTATGCCTCCACGCCTGCTGTTTACCACAGGGGAGCGGTAAGCGTTTCTCTGAATGTTACGATAGGCCGATTGATAACTGAAGACAAGATGGAAAACGATTACTCGATAATCGTAACGTATACGGATTTTTTTATCACTGCCGCCGATTTGGTTTTGAGTTCTGCGGTGGTTAAGCCGCAGGCTGGAGACTATCTGATTTATGATGGTAGAAAATATCTGGCACAGAAAGCGGCAGACGGTGCATATTGGCGGTGGAGTGATTCGTTTGCAACAACGATAAGATTTCATGCGGCAGAGGTTAAAGTTTGATAAGCGCAAAGGAAATAGCGGATGCGGTAAAGACGGTGATACAAGGTCATACGTTTACAAAGACATTGACGGTTACATCGTCTATTTATCCATCTTTGCGTGAAGAAGATTTGACGACTACTGGATATTTAGTTTCAGTTCTGCCCCGTGCGTATCCGGCTATATCGCCTGCGACAAGAGGTGTTTATCACGTTGATACGGATATCAATGTAGTGCTTGCGAAACTTGTACCGGATGGCATAAATTCAAGTGAAGTTGATACGCTGCTCGGATTGATTGATGAAATTTTAGTTTTCTTGGCTGGTAAAGATATAACAGTTTCTGGTTATGTGATATCAAATACAAATGTGCAACTAGACCCTATATATGATAGGGATAAATTACAGAATAACGTCTTTCTGTCGGCGATAAATCTGACATACAAGACGTCATTTACGAGGTCATAAAATG